GTTGCAATAGTGTCTGAACTTGAGCTGTTATCAGCATTTGACTTTTTACTATTCGGAATGTAATTTTCAAGCATAGCGATCACTTGCGCAATTCTGTCTGCAAGTGTTTTCCCCGCTTTTGCTGTTAATGCTAACTTTGAGTTATTCAGGTTCAATTCATCCGTTAATTGCACAATCCCTTTTACTGTTGTTGATGCGCTTTCGATTTCGTGTGAATGTCCGTCATTGTCAACGCCGTTTTGCGATTCTGCCGTAATTTTCTTCGGCGTGAGCTGTCCACGGGTGACGAAAATCACAGTGTCATCGACTGTCATAGTGACGGCATCTGATGATTCAACAAGTAGAATCATTCGCATCACTTGAATTTTTCCGCTTCCGCTTGAAAGTGTTGGCTTGAAACTTTCGGGGCAGTTTGCATACGCAATGAGTTTGTTTTGATTGTCGAAAATACCCATTTCACGAATGTGAAAACCGCCCACATTTTCGGGGATTGTCAGTTCAAAAATCACTTGTTTGTTGTTGCATGGATCTCGTGATACTGCACTGATTGTTGCACGATGCACTTCGCGAACTAGTGACGTGCGTGACACGTCGGGCGTGATTGCTTGCCCGTTGCCGTCGCCAACGGCAAAGTGGGTGATGTTAAGCGGTTGACGGGTTGCGATTGCTGTCGCTAGCTGTTGCGAACCGTATGTTGTTAATACTGAATAATATTGTTTTGCCATTTTTTAACCTTTATTTTTAAGGGTAAACACTAATAATTTCGCCGCTGTTCTGTGCTAAAAATGCGTGCATTGTGCCTGTCGGTGACACTGCAATTGCGAGTTGTGATAGGTGCCTTGAAACTGGTTTTACGTCGTTTACCAGTCGAACGAGTTCGTTGTATGTATGTTCGTTCAATCCCGTTTCTGACACTTCAACTGTTAGACTGAACGTTCCCGCGGTGCCTTGCGGTTGCGTTTGAAACCACTCTTTCAACTCAACGAGATAGCCGATAGGCTCAACGACACGCTTTACTGCTACAATCGTGCCTTTGTGCTTGTGAATGAAGAATGATTGCTTAATTGCAATGCGTTTTACTTCTTCGCTCCAGTTTTCGTCCCATTTGTCAACCGAGAACGCCCACGCGAGATAGGGCAATAAATGAACTGGGCAACGGTCGGGGTTGATTAAATCCGCGATAATCACTGGATTTTCAACCGCACTTTTCATAATTTGTGCCGCACGTTTTTCTAGCGTTGTCGAACCGGTCGGCAATAGCGTTTGATTAGTAGTCATCTGATGTCACTAGCTCCACGTTGATTTGTGTGCAATAGCCCGCTTTGTTGTTCGGTAGCACAATGTCTTGTGTGGGCTGTGTTAATTCGACACGTTGCACGCCCTCTATGTGCAATGCTGCGTAGATTCCAGAAAGGGAAATATCACGCCCTAATCTGTGCTTTTCTTCTGTGTATTTCTTCAGATTTTGCAATGCGGTTTGTTTAATTGGTTCATATTCAGGCCCGCGATAAATATGCAGTTTTGCGGTGATTTGATACTCTTGAATTGTCGCACTCTGCACAGTTACACGGTCGCCAATCGGGCGGATATTTTCATCATTCAAATGTTTACGCACGGCATTTAATACGTCTTCGCTTGCTGTGCCTCTTTCTTCTCTGCTTAGAATGGTGATGGTCACATTTGCTGGTTGTGGTGACACCACTGACACGTCGGCAACTTGTGGGTGGGACGAAAGTGCGTGGAATACATACGCACTGCGAGGGCCTGCCACTGACAATCCCTCGAACGCTAATTGCGCTCGCAAGCGCAATGCGGTGTCGTCTTCGTAAATTGCTGGGATTTTTGGCGTGACGTCGTTGTTTTCTGCTTGGATTAACAAACGTTCAACATTGAAGTTTGCCGCGATCACGTCTAAATCTGACCCTGTGGCATACGCTAGCATGGTTGCGTGTGCAGCGTTATTAATGCGTTGACGTTCTAACATCTGCAGATAGCAATTCTCTTGTAAAAGTTTAGTAATCGGCTCACTTTCAAGTGCTAACCGTGCTTGCCAAAATGGGCGTTCTTCTTCTGAATACAATTCAATAAAAAACGCATCAGGAACAGTTGATAAAGTAAGTCAGACAATGGCGGATAACTTATCCGGTGACATTAAATCATTGCTATCGGCAAAAGAGGCCCTCGGCATCAGTATTTTCGATCAAAACAACACATTATTACGCGGTTTTACAGCATCACTTACAGAAATGCTACGCGGAATGAATGAATGGATAAAAGCAAATCCAGAACTCGCAAAAACTATTTTTAAATTAATTACCTTTACCGCTTTATTTTTGGGTGGATTAAGCACACTCGGTTTAATATTAGTAACTATCATTGGACCATTAGCGGCAACAAAACTGGCTTTCACGGTGCTTGGCATTAAGGGATTTGGTGCAATCAGTATGCTAACAAAAGGTCTTGGATTGTTAAAAATGGCAATTAGGATGAACCCCCTCGGATTATTTATCACTGCGGTCATTGCGGGCGCATTGTTAATTTATAAATACTGGGATCAAGTTAGCGCATTCTTTGGTGGTTTTTGGCAAGGGCTAAAAAACGGCATGGCACCTGTGCTAGAAAAGTTTAAACCTCTTGGCGATATGTTCGGCGTTGTAGTCGGTTGGATAGAAAAAGCAGTGAAATGGTTCACGGATTTATTATCACCGGTGCAATCAGCAAGCGAAAACTTAGACAAAGCGGCATCAGCTGGTTATAAATTCGGGGAGTGGCTCGCAAAAGGCATTGATTTAGTCACCAAACCGCTACAGTGGGTCATCGAATCAATCAAGTGGGTCATTGATAATGTAGATAAAATCAACCCATTTTCAGATGAAAGCTTAAAAAATATGCCGAAAGTTGAAAATATTAGCAGTAATGCACCTTATCAACAACGAGCAGGGCAAATAACATCTGTAATAAATAAGGCATCATATAACGGTATGCTAAAACAAAGTAAAGCAACAGGCGGATACACAGGTAGTGGAGCGAAATATGACCCCGCAGGCATTGTTCATCGTGGTGAGTTTGTGTTTAACAAAGAGGCAACCTCAAGACTTGGCACTGGCTTTCTTTCCACATTGCACAACGCAAAATCAGCCCGCGCGGGTATGTTAGCGGTCGGATTGAGTGCGGGCATTGCTAATGCGCAACCGCTTAAAATTGACAACCGTGCGCCACTTTCGGCACGAGGTGCAACAGTTGCAAGCGCACCCATGACGGTCAACATCACGATCAATGCGGGGGCAAGTCAAAACGCAGACGACATTGCAAGAGCGGTTCAGCGAGAACTTGCACGCATCGAAAATCAACGACAAGCACGCAACAGAAGTCGATTAGCTGACCGTGACTAATAAAAGCACCGCACTTTCAAAGTGCGGTGATTGTTAGGCTACATTTCACAATCTCAAACGTTCGCAAAGCAAAATCAAACACTCAACAATACGATTATTTAACGAAAAAGAGCGACACAATGACTGCAGATAACAATCGCAGAATAGAAAACATCATCAGATTCGGTGTGATTGCCGAAGTCGATCTCGCAAACTGCCAAGCACGTGTAAAGAGCGGTGAAATTCTCACTGATTTTTTACCATTTTTAACACACAGAACTGGCACAACTCGCACGTGGTCACCGCCAACACAGGGCGAGCAGTGCATTATTCTAGCAATGAGTGGTGACTTAACCACTGCAGCGATATTGACGGGACTTTATACACAAAACAGCCCAAGCAACAGCGCAGATGAACACGTGATTACATTCTCCGACGGTGCAACGATTAAATACAATCAATCAAGTTCAGCATTGACAGTTGAGGGAATTAACACAGCACACGTCACAGCGGGAACAAGCGTAACCGCAGAAACCCCAAAAGTAATTTGCACGCAAGATTTAGAGGTCGGCGGAAATGTATTGATTAAAGGCAATGCGCAGATAAACGGTGGTGTAAGCGCAAACGGCAATATGCAATCAAAAGGTTCTATTTCGGCGGAACGGAAAATTACAGCAAAACAAAATATCGAATCAACTGCAGATGTCATTGCAAGTGGAATTTCACTTAAAAACCATACGCACACAGGCGACAGTGGCGGAACAACAGGAACACCGAACTAATGAATAGACACACGGGCGAAATCGTAAAAGACGAGCTTTCACATATTAAACAATCAATCAGTGATATTTTAATCACGCCAATCGGTACACGTATTCAGCGAAGAGATTATGGCAGTCAAATCCCGCCACTGCTAGCTAATCCCATCAATCACGCTTTGCTGTTGCAATTATCAAGCGCGGCAGTCATGGCGTTGACGAAGTGGGAGCCACGCATACAAATCACAGCGTTTAAGCCGAAAGTAGAAGAAAGCAAAATCACAGCGACACTTGTCGCACGAAGAACAGACACACAAAAGCAATTTGAATTAAACGGCATATTTTTAGGCGGTAAACAATGAGCGAATTAGGTGATTTATTATGCACAATACAAAGATGTAACCTATTTGCTAATTTGTGGCGGTGATAAATCTACTCAGAAAGCAGATATTGCTAAAGCAAAAGCGTTATGGGAAGAAATTAAG